ATATGACATTAAAAAAACAATCTATAAGAAGTAACATGACAGTTTATGCAGATAATGAATTAATTACAAAGGATGAACTTATTAAAGTAAGTGAAACCTGGTCTGAAAATCAAGAAAAAATGTTCCGAAAATGCTTAAAACAAGGAGTATTTAGATTTAAAATAAAAGGTGTTACTTATAAGATTGATTTAAAAGAAAGAGAAGATATTAACTCAAAAGGAGAAAAACCACAAACAGTACCACCCTTACCAGGAGAAAGAACATTTTAAATGAAAGTAGAAATATCAAATGGGGAATTATTAGATAAAATTTCAATTCTAGAAATTAAGAAATTGAATATGACTAATCCTGAAAATATAGCTAATGTTGAAAAAGAATTTTTACTTTTAAACCCCGGTGTTATAGATTTATTTACTAAAAATGGTAAAGAAATTAAGGTGTTATTTTTGGAGTTAGCAAAAGTAAATCGTATATTATGGGATCTCGAAAACCAAGTTAGGGATAAAGATATTAGTGATAAAGAATTTAGAAAATCCTCAAGGATGATATTTAGATATAATGAGGTAAGGAACCAATTAAAGAATGATATTAATATTATATCAGGTTCAGAGTTTAAAGACGTAAAAGAATATAGATGATTAAAGGAGTTATAGCAGGAAATTTTGATGTGTATCATCCAGGATATGTTCAAATGTTAAAAGAAGCAAAGGGTAAATGTGATTGCCTTGTAGTATTACTTCATACTGACCCATCAATTGAACGACCAAATAAACTTAAACCCATCTTATCTTCAGATGAACGTAAAGAATTATTATTAAGTATAAGATATGTTGATGATGTAGTTAGATACACATATGAAGAACAATTATTTGATTTAATTAAAATGGGTGAATTTGATATTAGGTTTTTAGGTGATGATTATATCAATAAACCATTTACTGGTGATACTTTAAAAATACCTATTCATTATTTAGATAGAAGTCATGGTTGGTCAACATCTAAATTTAAAAAATTAATAGCTAAATCAATATGAAACATATAGAAGATACTCCTTGGTGGATATGTGATAAAGAAGATGAGAACTATTGTGCTTATGTTGACACAGATTCTAATTACTTTAATGCAGAACCTATATTAAAACATTTATATCCTGATTTTGAATCATATGATGATAAAGATAAAGATAGTAAATTAGAACAAGTAGCTTTAGCTTATCAAGATGTTATAAATGAAGATTATGATAGATTAGCTAAAGAATGTTTTAATGTAAATGAACATAGACTTGAAATGAAAACCGAATGTGTTATTCGTTCAGCTTATTTTAGAGCAACTAGACGTTATGCACAATGGATTACTAAACAAGAAGGTATTGAAAAAGAAACCTTAGATATTAAAGGTTTAGAGTTTATGAAAGCAAATTTTCCACCTATATTAGGAGATTTCTTTAATGATATACTCCAACAAGTATTAAAAGGTGGTGAAAAAGATAATATACTAGAACAAATAAAAGTATTTAAAAAACAGATATTAGGAGGTGAAATACCACTTACTAAGCTAGGTAACCCAACATCAGTAAAAAAATTAGATAAGTACTCAGGTACTAAAGCAAGAGCAGGTGAAATGTTTACTGAAATATTAAAAGGAGCACCTGCACCTGTTAGAGCAGCTATTCGTTACAATGATTTGTTAAAACTGTGGCAGTTAGATAGAAAACATAATTTAATTACACAATCAGATAAGGTTAAGTGGATTTATTTAAAGGATAACCCATATAAAATAGAGGCATTAGCTTTCTTTGATTATGATATGCCTAATAAAATTCAAAACTTTTTAGATATGTATGCCGATAGACAGAAAGTATTTGAATCAATTTTATTAAACAAATTAGAAGGATTTTTTAATGATTTAGAATGGAGTTTAGATTTAAACCCCCATCTAAATGCATTATCTTCCTTTGATATATAAATAAACCTTCGTATATTGAACGATATGATACAGAAAAGAGATTACTGGAAAACGACGAAATGGCCTACTATGGAATTTACAACTTCTATCTCACCTAAGGGTTGTGTTGTAAATTGTGCTTTTTGTCCCCAAAGAACATTAGAAAAGATTTATCATGCCCATAAAGGTCAACCTAAAACATTATCATTAGCTAGGTTTATTCAGATATGTGATAAATTACCTAAAGATGTTAGAGTTACTTTTTCAGGATTTACTGAACCTTGGTTAAACCAAGAATGTACTAAAATGATGCAGTATGCTAACTATAAAGGTCATCCTTTATCAGCATTTTCAACAGGAGTAGGAATGAAATTAGATGATGTTGAAGCAGTTAAAGATATACCTTGGACTAAAGGTCCAAATGGTGGTTTCTGTTTACATATACCAGATGCTGAAAGAATTGCTGAACATCCCTTAAATAATAGATTATATAAAGTATTTGAGAAATTCAAAGAATATGAAAATGATATTCAGGCATTTTATGTAATGAGTATGGGTGAACCACATGATTGTGTAAAAGATTTATGGCCTAACCCAGTTATACCTAATTTTTGGGATAGAGCAGGTAATTTAATAGGTGAAGCAACAATTAAACCCGCTTTAGATAAAATTAAAGATAGAGTTAATCATACACCTCAAAAAGGACCTAGTACTTGTGGTTGTATTGAACATTTATATCACAATGTAGTTTTGCCTAATGGAGATGTTTCATTATGTTGTATGGATTACAGTTTAGAAAAAATATTGGGTAACTTATTTGTAGATGAATATGATGATATAATGCCAGCTCCACTAACCACTTTTGATATGTGTGGTAGATGTGAAAATGGTGTTAGCCCAAGTAAAATTATTAGAAATAAAAATATAATTATATGATAAGTAAAAATGTTTTGCAAAGTGTTATATCAAAGTATTATTTAAATGGATTAAATAATCAGGTAAAATGGAGAATTAAAGATAAAACCCTAACAATATATGCTGGTGAGAAAGGTAGAGTATGTAAAGTATATTTAAAAGACTTCTCATTAGAAGATGGTGAATTAGGTATATTTGATACTGATAAATTATCAAAATTATTGTCTATAACTAGTGGTGAATTATCTATTTCATTAGAAAAAATAAAATCAGTATTTACTAAAATGCATATTGCAGATTTAAATTTTGATTTAACCTATTCGTTAGCTGATATTTTAATTTTAGGTAAAACAACATGGTATGAAGATCCAGATGAATGGGAAATAGTTTTAGATTTACAACCTGAAGATATTGATCATTTAATTAAAGCAAAAAACGCATTATCTGATGTAAATAATATGTTAATTACTACTACTGAGGATTTTGATGGAAATAAGATATGTGAATTTGTATTTGGTGATAATACAGGATTTTCAAATAAAATTACCTATCAATTAAGAGGTGACATAACAGAAAGCGATTTAAATATACCATTCGATTCAGATATATTTAAGTCAATACTGAATTCCAATAAAGACATGGATTCAGGTGCATTAAAATTATCTAAAAAAGGCATGATAAAATTAACGTTTAACTCAGACGATATAGAAAGCGTCTATTATATAGCAAGAAATGAATAAAGATTTTAACGAAATAGAAAAAGAAAGAAAAAATTTGGCAAACATGCCTGATCAAAAGAAACATCAAATTATTAGTTTTATTAAATCAGGAGTTAGAATATTAGGTTATTGTTTTATACCATTTAATTTAATTACAGCAACCATCATTTTAGTTTTGAGTGAAGTGATTGGTATTCTAGAAGAAATGGTATAGTGGGACGATTCAACAAATTAATAGGAGCATTTGGTAATATACCTTCAATATTAGAGGGTATAAAAAACCGAATTTTCACTAAAGAAGATGTTGAAGAAATAGCTAAAATTAGAGGTAATATTTGCGAACAATGTTCAAAATTTGATATGATAGGACATAGTTGTGCAGTACCAGGAACAGCACCATGTTGTTCTAGTTGTGGTTGTATATTAAATCTAAAAGTAAGATCAATGTCTGCTAGTTGTCCTGATGGAAAATGGGCGGCATTTATAAGTAAAGAAGATGAAGATAAGTTTAAAGATAGCTTGGAATAGCGACTTTGCTTTTTTACATTATATGTATAATAGAACAAAACATTTAGCTAGGGCACTTGTTATGTTTAAATTAAATTAACCGGAAGCTTCGGCTCCATAAAAACAAATGATATGAGTACATTACAATTATTAGAGAGGCATTTAAGTCCTTTCGATATCCTATTTAGGAATCACTTCAATGCTGACAGTACATTCCAACCAGCATCAGACACAAAACAATCACACCCCTTAAATATTTTCTTCGATGATGAAGGATTACATTTTGAAGTTGCCTGTACAGGGTTAACTAAAAAAGACGTTATCCTTGATATTGAAGGAGACATTTTAAAAATTAGTTATAAGAAACCTGAAGGTGATAGTTTCCATGAAGGAACAATTCATCGAGGTTTGTCTAAAAAATCTTTTGATTTAAGATATAAAATTGCACCTAAATTTGATTTATCAAAAACTGATGCTGTTTTAGAAAATGGATTATTAGATATTTTTATTCCATTAGCTGAAGAAGCTAAGCCAAAATCTATTAAAATTAAGTAAAAGTAAACGCAAAAAAACGTGTCCTAGCAATGTTTTTTTCGTATATTCCCGTCAAATAAATAGATAACACACATGGCAAGAAAACCAAATTCTCTGACACTGATCGAAGATCCTAGTATGGAACCGTTCTACATCACTAAAGATGAACACTGTTATACAGTGAACAAAAAAGTAACATCCAATGCTAACCATTTTAGATCAACCGGCAAAAGTAAAACTTATTCTAAAGCACTAACCTTTCATGCTAAATTTGAAGATGCATTAAAGAGGATAACTGAAGAACAGTTGCACGACAAAAAACACTATACTAGTCTAAATGAATTTTTAGACAAGTTTTTATTAATTGAATCAAATATTAAAAATTATTTACATGAAAAAGCTTGAAGCACTATTCGACGCGGTTATCGTTAAACCCATAGAAAACGAAGAAACATTATATGGAAATATCATCGTTCCAGATATGGGTAAAGAAAAAAATGAATACGGTGAGGTAGTAGCAGTTGGTAGTGGTAGATTTACTGTAATGGGTAACCATATTCCAATGCAATTAAAAGTAGGAGATTTGGTAGTATTACCAACTCAAGGTTTTACAAAACTTCCATTTGATGGTGAGGAATATTATGTAGGTCCTGAAAATCAAGTATTAGCTAAAGTTCAACAAACCGTTGAAGGAGTATTAGCTGAAACTGAAATAACTAATGAAGATAAAGAAAACTTAACAGATATTTAAAAATGGAAAATAAAATTGAATACGGCAAGAATGCCAGGAAAAACTTAATGAGGGGAATTGATAAACTAGCAGATGCTGTAGTATCAACCTTAGGACCTAATGGTAGAAATGTTGTTATATTTAAAGGTGTAGCAGAACCTCCACAATCAACTAAAGATGGAGTTACAGTTGCTAGAAGTATTTTATTAGATAATCCTAGTGAAGAATTAGGGGTATTATTAATTAGACAAGCAGCAGTTACTACTGGAAATAAAGCTGGAGATGGTACAACAACATCAACATTATTAGCTAGGGAAATTATTAAAAATGGTTTAACTAGTCTAGATAATGGAGAAAATGCTACTAAAATTAAAAGAGAAATTGATCAAGCTACTGCTTTAGTAGTAAAACAACTTCAAAATAATGTATCAGAAGATATATCTGAAGAAGGTCAATTAGAACAAATTGCAACAATATCAGCAAATAATGATGTTGAAACTGGGAAATTAATTGCCCAAGCAATTGATAAAGTAGGATTAGAAGGTGTAGTACATATTGAAACATCTAAAACTGGAGATACTTATCTTGAAACAGTAGAAGGGATGCAATTTGATAGAGGCTACAAGTCACCTTACTTTGTAACAGATAATAATACAATGCAGAGTGTTTTAGATAATCCTGCGGTATTAATATTAGACCAAAAGTTAAATTCAGTTAAAGAATTATTACCAATCTTAGAAGCAGTATCATCTCAAGGTAAATCATTATTGATTATTGCTGAAGATATTGATAATGAAGCTTTAGCTACTTTAATTGTAAACAAAATGAGAGGTACAGTTAATGTATGTGCTGTTAAAGCACCTGATTTTGGAGATAGAAGATCCTTAATATTAGAAGATATTGCAATCACAACAGGTGGTGTAGTATTTGATAAGAAAAAAGGTATGAAGTTAGATAAATTTAGCTGGGAATGGTTTGGAGAAGCTAGAACAGCAACAATAGGAAAAGAACAAACAACAATAGTAGATGGAAAAGGAGGAATTGAACAAATTGAAGCACGTATTGAAGAGCTACAATCGCAAATCGAAAAAGCCCAAACCCCGTACGAAACAGAACAACTCCAAAACAGATTGGCAAAATTCGTTGGAGGAGTAGCAATTGTTCATGTAGGAGGTAATACTGAAACTGATATGCTAGAAAAAAAGGATAGAGTTGATGATGCATTACATGCAACAAAAGCAGCTATAGAAGAAGGCATATTACCAGGTGGAGGTGTTGCATTATTAAATGCTAGCAAAATATTAGACCCTTCAATTAAGGGGCATGATATTGTTAAAAAAGCATGTACTAAACCATTTGAGCAAATATTAATTAATGCTGGTTGGGAAGAAAAAGATGCAGCAGCAAAAGGTACATATGAATTATCTTCTGATAATAAATGGGATGGTGTCAATGTAGATGATGGTTCAATAATTGATTTTAAAGAAAATGGTATTATTGATCCAACTAAAGTAACAAGATTAGCATTAGAAAATGCAGCATCAATAGCAGGTACTGTTTTATTAACGGAATGTACTTTAACACAAGATAAAGCAAGTGTTGAGGAGAAAATGAAGATACTAACAGGGGCACAAAATGGTCAATTAGCAGAATCAGCACAATACCGTTAAAAATAATTAGGATATTTATAATAAATTAATTATATTATAGACATGAGACAAAACACACAACCTAAAGTAGAAGTAATAGAGAACAGAACTCTTATTGCTCGTAGAGTACCACCTGGAGATAAATGGCGATTAATTGCTAATGAACCAGATGGTCCTGTACATAAATCATTAACTGATACGTTAGAAGCGTATATGACAAAAACTGGATTCAGAGGTGAATATAGATTAGCTCCATTAAAAAGTGAGTTATATGCTATACTAACATCTGAGAAGGAAATTGAACCTGTAAAAGAACAACGTTATTCAATATATGGAGAATACTAATAGTTTACTTAACGAGAAGTACAGACCAACAGAACTAAAGGATTATGTGGGTAATGGTAGTTTAAAATCTACTATAGCATCACAATTGTATAACAATGATATACAAAATTATTTATTTTATGGTCCTGCTGGTACTGGGAAAACAACATTAGCTAAGTTAATTGTTAACAAACTTGATTGTGATTATCTTTATATCAATGCTTCTGATGAAAGGGGTATTGAAACTATCAGAGATAAAGTATCTGGGTTTGCTAGTGTAGCATCTTTTAAATCTATTAAGGTAGTTATTTTAGATGAGGCAGATTTTCTTACTATACAAGCTCAAGCTTCTCTACGTAATATTATTGAAACATTCTCACGTACAACAAGATTTATTTTAACTTGTAATTATATTGAACGTGTAATAGATCCTTTACAGTCAAGGTGTCAAACGATTAAAGTTGTCCCTCCAACTAAAAAAGAGGTTGCAGTACATTTAGCTAGTATTTGTGATAAGGAAAGCATAAGTTATGATCCAACTGCCATTGGTAAAATTGTAAACAAGTTCTATCCGGACTTACGTAAAATGCTTAACACTATCCAGTCAAGTAATATTAAGAACAAACTAACATTAGATGATTCTTTACTTGTCAGTACTAGTTACTTGTCTGCTATTTTAACTGAATTAAATAAGGACAAACCTAAATTTAATAGCATTAGACAAATCATCGCTGATTCTAATATTGATGATTTTGAAGAAGTATTTAGATTTTTATATGAAAATGCTGACAAATATCTTCCTGGTAAAGCAGGTACAGCAGCTATGCTAATTAATGAGCACCAATACAAAGCTAATTTTAGAATAGATAAAGAGATCAACATAATGAGTTTAATCAATAATTTAATAAATAGTAAGTAAAATGGAAAAACCAATTAATCAACCACAGATTGATTTAAAATCAACTGAGGGCATGAAAAATGCAGAAGGTGGAAGCATCTTTAAATCAGGAGTTATTTTAAGACGAATCTCTAAATTTGTAGCAGGAACAGATAATGATGCTATAATGCCGATTCCAATTTTTTATGACCCAAATACTAATAAAATATTAGGTGAGGGAGTACCAGTGGAATTAAGAGAGGAACTTAAAGACGAGTTAGTATAATGAAGAATATCTGGGATTGGCTTAAACAAATAAATAGTGTTAAAGCTGATCCTAGTTCCTTTTCTGATAAGGATTGGGAACTATGGAACAGTTATATGATTCATAGGTTTATGTCTATGAATCCTGATTATTTAGAATTAGTCAATGAGGCACAAAAAATAATGCCTCAAAATAAAAAAGAAATATATAGTATTTACCGTGAATATATTCCTAAAAATAATAAATGGAATAAATACGTAAAATCCAATATTAAAAAACGTAATAACGAATTATTAGATCATTTAAGTAATTACTGGGAATGTTCAAAAACAGAAGTAAAAGAATACATGGAATTTTTGGGGAATGATGAAATCGTTCGTATATTGACGTCAATTGGATTAGATAAAAAAGAAACAACTAAAATTTTAAAATGAACAAATTAGTAAACATGTTACGTAAATCTGCAGAAGCAGATAAAGCCAAAGCACTATTATCACTTGAATTACTAGGTGATAAAGCGGTTGGTATTGGAGATCACTCAACTGAAGACTTTTATAAGAATGCTGAAGAAGCACTTGTTAAATTAGTCGATGCAGATGATAGATTAGAAGCCTTAGATAAGTATTATAATTCTAAGGGACTTCTAAATGGGTGATTCAGTTAAAAAATACATGGAGAGTTTAGAAAAGAAAATTAACAGCGGAGG